ATTGGTGGTGTAGCAGTCACAGGAACTCCTACTAGTCCAGATGCAAATCCAAAATGGGCAAAACCATTTGGAACTGTATCTTACCAAAACGATGCTTTCATCGTCATTAAAAACAAATCAAGGAACCCAGTTGTTCCTTCACAACCAAATCCTGAACTTAAACAAAAACATTCTTATCAAGGAGAAAAACAATGAACGAACGCGCAGAACGCATTAATGGTTGGGCAGCAATGATTGGTATTGTTGCCGCAATGGGTTCTTATACCCTTACTGGTCAAATCATTCCTGGTGTATGGTGATGGAGGTTAAAATGCGTAAAGAACAATATCAAGTTCCTCAAGTTGAATTTGTATTTCGTGAGAACGGAGAGTTTGTAAATCGTACAACTGCAGAACTTTTCGATGGAAAGCGTGTGGTCCTGTTTAGTCTGCCTGGTGCTTTCACTCCTACTTGCAGTGCCTATCAGCTACCTGGATTCGAAGAGAAATACGACGACTTTGTTGGTAGTGGCATCGACGCTATTTACTGCATCTCTGTTAATGATGGGTTTGTGATGAATGCTTGGGCACAAGATCAGAACATCAAGAATGTAAAACTCATTCCAGACGGCAATGCATATTTCACACGCTCTATGGGAATGCTTGTCACTAAGTCTAACCTTGGTTTCGGTGATCGCTCTTGGCGTTATGCTGCAGTCGTGGATAACGGAATCATCGAAAAACTATTCGTTGAGGATGGGCAGCGGGATAATGCAGAAACCGACCCTTACGAAGCGACTACTCCAGAAGTGGTTCTTGATTATGTGAAATCTACGGTTCGAGAAACTGTTACTGCTTGAAAATAATCAAAGCGCCCAAAGGGGCGCTTTTTTTATAAATATTCTCAGTGTTTATAGAGATAATCCATGACCCTAGATCTTCATAACTTTTTTAAGTTTTATGATGATAGCAATTCAAATCATGTTGCAGCGGTCCAGTGGTTAGAAGATAATCTTCCCTCTCAGTTTTTAGATGATGCGGAAACTGATTGGATTGGAATTTTTAGAACTAAGCCCCCTACACCAGCAGTTCTAGCAGTTCCATACTTCAACCAAGTAGACAACTACAGAGATGCACATAGAACTTGCAACTCTTCATCGTGTGCTATGTGCCTTGCTTTCCTCAAGCCAGGCAGTATCAAAGGCGACGATGAATATGTTAAGAAAGTATTCGCAATTGGTGATACAACGGACCATGCCGTACAGACGAAGGTTCTGGCAGGTTATGGTGTTAAGTCACACTTTAGTTACAATTTATCTTTTGCTGATATCGATAAAAGTCTGGACGCTGGGAAGCCCGTTGTTATTGGCATACTCCATAGGGGTTCTCTTTCTGCACCTACTGGTGGGCACATGTGTGTTGTAATCGGCAAGACACCAGATGGAAAAGGGTACTATGTTAATGACCCATATGGATCACTAAATGATAATTACACTGGTCCTGTAACTAACGGAAAGAAAACCATTTATACTAAAGCAGTTCTTAAGCACCGTTGGTGTCCAGGAGGCAACGATGGATGGGGAAGAATCTTCGATTAATTTTAAAAGAAAGATGCTTAAGGTGATTAAAGATCTTACAAATAACGGAAAGCATTTAGAAGCAAACGAACTTTATCAACGGTATTTCGGAGACAACAATGGCAAGAATCGATCTTCATAACTTCTTCAAATTCTATGACGAGAAGAATCCTAATCATGTTAAAGCAGTTCAGTGGTTGGAAGATAATCTCCCAGTCAAATATCTAGAAGATAATATTGATTGGGCGGAGATTTACAGAGGAAAAAAGACTAGTGCTGCACCAGCATCCACTCCCGCTGCTGCAGCACCTGTAGTTGGTGGTGATGATGTTCCAATGATGGGACTCAAATTAATCAAAGAGTTTGAGGGATGTCATCTAAAAGCATATCCCGATCCTCTTACTGGAGGACTTCCAATCACGATTGGTTGGGGTTCAACCCGTAAGAAAGATGGTTCAGCGTTCCATATGGGAGATACACTCACTCAGGCGGAAGCAGATGAACTTTTAATTGAGCAGTGTAAGAAAGAGTTTCTTCCTGCATTAAGAAAAATCCCTTATTGGAGTGAAATGTCAGATGGAAAAAGAGGCGCTCTGCTCAGCTTTGCTTATAATCTTGGTGCCGGTTTTTACGGTGGTGATAACTTTAATACTATTACTAAACGCTTGAAGAATAAAGAATGGGACTTGGTTCCTGATGCGTTATTCCTCTATCGTAATCCTGGTTCAAATGTAGAAGCAGGACTTGCTCGTAGAAGAAAAGCAGAAGGTGAAGCTTGGAAAAAAGGTTAACCTCACACAAAGGAACAAATGGAAACACAAACTAAAAAGGAAAAGTGTATGAGTACTGTTATACGCATTGCGATTTTGGGTTGGTCTGCTGCTCTCCTTACTGCTAGTTATGCTGGTGCTCTATCTAAGATGGACCCCACTTTCATTGCTACTGTTTTCACCGCATCTGCTGCAACCTTTGGTATTAACACAATGAAGAAGGGTGGTGATGATGATGAAAAAAAGGATGAGACAAAAAGAGAAGAGGTTGTAGAATCTCTTCCTGAACTACCTACTCCCGAAGTTTCCGCATCGGAACCAACTCTTGAAGAAAGAGTAGAAGTTCTGGAAGGTCAAGTACAACCTCGCACAGGTGGAGCATAATGTCTAAGTCTGCAAATAAAGGTAAAAAAGGTTCTGGCGGTGCTGGATCTTCTAACAACAAAAAGCAAAACTCTGGTAATGCTAACGCTAAAAAAGCAAAGAATGGTGGAAAGAAAAAATGATTGAATTCATGACTTTGACTATTGTTGGTCATGTGTTAGTTGGACCTAACTTATGTCAAACTGATTTTTTAAGTGATAATCAAATTTACACATTTACATACCAATGCCAAGAGAATGGAACACTCCAAAACGAGAGTGTTGGAATGCTCCCATCCACCAAATACTCAAAGCTATAGATAATCACACCCGTCTTCACATGGAGACGGGTGATTTTTGGCATGAAGAGCAGGCCCAGATCTTGAGAAAGTATGTAAAAGATTTGAAAGTCTGGATACACAAAGAAGAAGGATGGTGGAACGAATGAAAAAGTTGTTCACCTCAGTTGGTTTAGTTTTATCCTTAGCATTTCCTGCTATTGCATCATCACTGGAACCAAAGCAACCAACAGTAAGACCTTATAGTGCAGAGGCAATGGGTTGCATGATTCTCCTAGAATGCACTGAGGGTATAGAGAAACTCACAGTGGATTCTGAACTACTAAAGAATCCAGATTTTGACCCGTTCAGAGAAGAACTAAAAAGAATTATTACTGCTCTTGATGGTGTAAATGTTCCTGTTTATGTTGCACCGGAAAGATACTTTACTCCAAGAACAGTAGGATTATATAAGCCAAACTATAATCGTTTCTTCGTGAATGAACAACTTCTCAAAGATCCTAGAGAGTTTCTGGGAACAATGAGACATGAAGGGTGGCACGCTGTACAAGATTGTATGGGTGGTGGACTACAAACTTCTTTTATGGCTCAGGTACATCAGGATTCTGAAATACCTGCATGGGTAATGAAGCAAACTAGATTAACTTATGAATCAATGATGCAAAGTCGTGCTGTTCCCTGGGAAGCAGATGCTAACTGGGCAGAAGAGCAATCAAATCAGACTGCAGAAAAGTTAGAAATGTGTGCGAATGGTCCTCTGTGGGAACAAATTCGTCCTACCCCAATGACGATGGATTGGTTAATTGGATGTGGATGGATGAAACCACAAGAAGGTAAGTATCCTTATTATCCAAATAAGAAAGTTGAGTATTGCACTGAGGGTAAGTATTGATGGATTTTCCGTGGGGAGTTGTTACAATATTGGGATGCGGTCTTATCTTTACTGCATATGTAATTTACTACATACTACGATTAGCACACGAGGAAATGAAAGATGAAAAATCTAGCAATCATTCTGTCAGCAACGAGTCTGGCAATTAGTGGAGCACTTTGTTACGGTGCTTATGTGACTTATAAGAAAGCGGAAGCAATCCTCAACAATCCAGAAGAGTTTGTTGGTAAAGTCGTAGAGAATCAAGTTAATAAAGCATTTGAGAAACTACCTATTCCTAAACTAAATACTGAGAAGTTCAAGTTGCCATTCTAATAAATACCTAAAAAGTATTCATAAAAATGGACGCACAAGATTTTCGTAGTCTTCAAGAAGCATATATGGAAGTTGTTGAAAATCAACAGCAACTTGATGAAGCAAAAGTTGATGATACTATGGATGATTGGAAGAAAATGAATGTTCGTGACAAAAGACATATTGATAGATTAAGTCCAAAAAACAGAAGACGATTGGATATGATTGTTAGATCCGGTGATACGAGTGTAAATCAAAATAGGCAGCAAGCACATAAACAAAGGAGAGGTAAAGGAAAACCCACTGCAAGAAGTATTGGAGGTTCGGGTTTTCACGGGAAATATTATCAATCTCAACAAGAAAAAAAAGCATCTAAGATAAGTCCAGAAGAAATTAAAAAAAGAAAAAGAGAGGATATGAGAAGAAGAATGTCAAATGCTGCTGAGAGGCAGGGACTTTCTGACCAATATGACCTCTACGACATCATCCTCTCACACTTACTTGATGAAGGATATGCTGAAACACCAGAAGCAGCAGAAGCAATTATGGTGAATATGAGTGAAGAGTGGAGAGATTCTATTCTTGGATGATAAATATTAGTGCTTGTTTGTGGTTATTCAAGCAAAGGATTGGGAGCAGAAATGCTCCTTTTCTTGTATAAATAACTATAACCACAAACAAAGCAGATGGAATATTATACTTACGCATACTTGCGGGAAGACGGAACACCTTATTACATCGGTAAAGGTAAAGGGTTTAGATTGTATGTTAAAAAAAGAATTGTACCTTTACCAAGTAAAGATAGAATAATATATCTAAAAAGAAATCTAACAGAACAAGAGGCAATCAAACACGAAATTTATATGATTGCTGTTTATGGTAGAAAAGATAATGGGACTGGGATTTTGAGAAACCTTACTGATGGTGGTGAGGGAACTTCTGGTAAGATTATTAGTGAAGAACAAAAGAAATCTCATAGTTTGAGGATGAGTGGTATAAATCACCCTTTTTATGGTAAGACTGCTTCAAAATCTCATAGAGAAAACATAAGTAATGCTTTATCTGGTAAGAAAAAAACAAAGGAACATATAGAAAAACTACCACAAAATAAGAAAGGAGCAGTTCGTTCCCAAGAATTCAAGGACAAAAGAAAAAATTATATGACTGGGAGAAAGTGGTGGAATGATGGTGAAGTTGAAAGACTTTTTGGTCGTAATGAAGTTCCTGAATGTGGATGGGTTCAGGGAAGAATATATAGTAAGAGTAAATCAAATTAAATAAATGGCAGATAAAGACCCATACATTTATAGGATTAAATCAGTTTTAAAAGTTGTAGATGGTGATACAATAGATGCGTCAATAGATTTAGGGTTTGATATAAGTTTAGAAAAAAGAATTCGTCTTGCTGGTGTCGATACCCCAGAGAGCAGAACAACTGATGCAAAAGAAAAAGCACTTGGTCTTGAAGTTAAAGAATGGCTCAAGAAAAAGTTAGATGGACAAACTGATATTATTGTTAAAACAGAACTCCCAGATTCTACCGAAAAGTACGGAAGAATTCTGGGACATTTGTTTATTGGAGATGCTGAAGTATCCGCAGTCAATAAAAAGAAATCAGTTAATCAAATGATGATTGATGAAGGATATGCTTGGGAATATGATGGTGGAACTAAAAAGAAAGATTTTTCTCTATTGGAATCAAAAAGACAAGCGAGCAGATAATTTTTTAGCAATCTTTTTAGGAGGGGCATAGAGAGGTTTGAATCTTTCTTGTCCTTCTTTTGTGAACTTATCTTTTATTGGTTCATCAATGATTACTTTATTTTCAATTTCGTAAAGTGTGTTTTGCTCTATTTGGTCTCTAATGTACTGTTCAACATTATCAACTTGAGCAACTAATCTTGTTCCTTCTGCTGAGTATTCAAAAATATCAATATGACCTGCTTCTGCCATCACATAATGGAGAACAGGTTTAACTTGTTTGATTTTAATTTTAAACTTATTCTTTGTTGCTTCTTTGATAAATGGTTCAGCAGCATTCTTCAATACATTTAAAACTGCTGTGGATGCCATTGTAGCAGCAGTTGTGACTACTGCGACAGCACCAGCCGTAGCAACAAGAGAAGGGTCAGGTAAATTAATATCGATTCCACCGACAGTAAAGGTTGGTTGAGGTTTATCTGCTGGAACTTCTGCAACTGGAGTAGGTACAGGAGTTTGAGTGAGGGGGGTTTGAGTAACCTGAGGCAGTTGAGGAGGGGGGGTAGTGTCAGGTAGTCCCCTTGTTTTTTGTTGCTCTTCTGCTGCTTGTTTTTCTCTCTCTGCTTTTACAGCAGCATCAAACTCTGCTTGAGTTGGAACATTAATAACTGGATATTTAATCGCAGTATTTGGAACATCAATTACAGGAACTTCAAGACCACGCACTACAGGTTGTTCTACAGCACGAACATTGGGTCTCTCTATAGTTGAAATTACAGACGGACCAGATATTCTATTGATGTTTGCATTTGGTATGTTAATCGGATTATTTCCGATTATTGGTCTTAGATTTGGATTATCAATTAGTTGTATTGGTTCCATTGACTACATCCTCAACTTTTGGGTACTTCACAACAACATCTGCACAAACTTTGAAGTAAGGACTATCTGGATGGAACATCACTCCATTCTTATATGCTTCACCACATTTCAATAATCTTACAAGTTCAAAATCTAATCTTGCTTTGTCGGTTTCTGCTTGTTGTCTAGCAATTTCAGTTTCTGCTCTTTTCTTACACAAGTTCATTAAATTATTATCTAATGGAATATTGAGACCGGCAGAAATACCCCAGTTTCCATTGCGTGATGCAAAGGATTCTGGGTCATCGCTATTGTTGTTACTACTCATGGCAAATGGAGATACTGAAAAAGTTGCCCCCTGACAACTTACTCCACCACCATAAGTATTGAGTGCATAAGGTCCTTGAAGAACTTGAACCGCTTGGTTAGTTACATTCCCTGTAGCACTTGCACTTGGTCCAGCAATGTTTGTATTACTAGGTGCAGGAGTACTTTGAGCAAATGCAGTCCCTGTTGATATTATTGTGTAAAGACAGAGATTGATGTAGTGGTTGATTGGGTTTCTGTGGTGCGATCTATCCATGTTTCTTTTGCCACTCCAGGACCGAGATAGGTTTCACTGAACTGGAATGGAGCACCTTGAGTCATCACAGAATAACCAGCACCCCTTTGAGGAACGCCAGGAATGTTAATATTAGTTCCAGTTACAGTATATGATTCGCCAGTAGTATATTCAACTTGGCGGATTGCTTCTACAATTTTTGTTGTAGATTCTGTTGTTGCATTAATTGTACCTCTAGTAAAATTGGGTACAACACTCTCAGCATAAACGGGAGTACAAATGACTCCCGTTGCTAAAAGCAAAGCGGGAGTTAAATGTCTCATTTGAATACGCTTAATTCGATGGATCTTTGAGCAGTAGCACTTGTACCAGCACCACCAGCAGTAACAGTAGGAACACCAGTTGGGGAAAGAGTACCTGCAAGAGTTCCTTTCTCACCACCAACTTGAGTTACACTATCTCCATAAAGATTTGGTGATGTAATTGTTCCTTGGTTAGTAACCGTTTGGTTAAGAACGGGAGTATCTGCATCAATGATACTTTCTGAAAAACTAAATGCTTGACCTGGAGTATTAATGTCGTAGGTTCCAGCACCACCAACACCCCCAAAGGATGTTGCTTGGATATTGGTTCCTGACGCTGAATAGGAAGCACCAATTCGGGTTGATTGAACAGCAGCACCATCAACTTTCAATTGAACGGAATCAGTGATTTTAGATGTAATTTCAGCAGCATTAACTGGGATTGCGAAGAATAACGAAAAGGCTAATAGAAGTCTTTTCATTTTCTTATTATTGTAGATAAACACTGGAAGTATTTAGGAAGATGATGTAAAATAAATATCTAAAAAGTAATAATATATGAAAACAAGAACTGCCGTAGTAGTTATTGATAATTTTTTAGATAATCAAAAATGGAACATCATTCAAAATAATATCAATGACTATCTTCACACTGGGGAGTTTGTTGAGGGTAGAAGTGAAATATATTTTCAAACAATTTCCTGGATAAAGGAAAAATTGAAATCCATTAATATTTGGCAGGATCATTGGGAACATACTATTGATATGTGGTCTTATATAAATTCTCTTCCTTCTGGAATTGATAGAGAATCTTCCTCTGATAATGGTGGTTATCATAGTGAGTTTGGTGGATTTGTTTATTACTTACATCCATCTTGGAACTCTTCTTGGGATGGGTACTTGAAATTTAAAAATTGTAGTGTAGAAAAAATAGAACCAAAACCAAATAGATTTGTTTGGATTAATCCTGCAGTTTGGCACGGTATAGAAGTTGTAAACTCAAATGCAACTCATAATAGAATAACTGTTGTTGGATGGCCAGAGGGTTGTGTAGAATATTCTGATGCAAGTATAATAATAAATACTCCAATAGAGGAATAATAGTTAATGAGTAAGAGGAGCAAAAATACTTTTAAGAAAGCAATTCGTCATCTGAAATCAACTCAGATTGATGAAAAACTTCAGTTGCTTAGTGAAATTCCTACGAATAATACTGCAGGGATATATGTTGTAGAGCCTGAAAGAAATGAGATAGTAGGGCAAAATATCAATGCTCCCTTAGATTTAACTCAAGACGATCCAACTAAAAATGGTAGAGACACTTCTGGGTTGTTTGCTGAGGATGGAAGTATCTTAACTATTGAACCTCCAGGCGATACTTCCTATATCTTAGGTCCAATGATGAGTATGTGGTATGCGTGGGGAAATTTTACGACTATTGGATATGTAAGACAGTCTGATAGGCGAATGGTTAATCTTGGATCCATTACCGGTAGAATAGGTAATTGGAATGGGTCTAGTCTTAATAGTTATGGTCAATTAACACTTGCTCAGGCACAGTGGTATAGAGATCAATATTTAAATGGAAATACGCAACAATACAGAGCTTTTTATCCTGGACCACCTTCAAATCCTGCAGATCAATGGGGAAGGTATCTTGGAGACATGATAGATGCAGCTAAAGAATTGGCGAGAGAAATTCTAAACAGAATTCCTCCTGGACTGGGTGGTTTTGATCCTAATCTTGTTCCTGGATCTGCTAAGGATAAAGATAAAAAGAAAAAGAAAAAAGAAGATGAACTTTATGGACCCTATCCAGATAAAGAACCTCCAAAAAAAGATTCAACAAAACCAAAAACCAATAAAGGTATTCGAATAGATACAAAGTGGCATGGTACAAGTAAAGATGCTGCTGGCAAGATTAAAAATGATGGATTTAAAACAACAAAGACTGGATTAGTTCCAGATAGGGTTTGGGTTGGTGATAAAAATGTTGCTGGAGATTATTCAAAAGGTGGAAGATCTTCTGGTAGTATGGGCAAAAACGCTCCAGATAATAGAACACTTATACCAGTTAGAATTCCTAGAGGTTCTGGAATAACTTTTCCTGATTGGGGAGGTACTCAAACTGCCCTCCCAAAGGATGTTGCTGATAGAGGCGCAAGAACTGGAAATGTTCAACCGAGAGGAGGTCGTAGACCAAATCCAGGAACTGTGGTAAGAACTCCCGGACTTCCTAGTGGTGGTGGTAGTGGTGGTGGGGTTCAACCAATAGAACCTTGGACACCTAATAAAAATCCAGTTACTGGAGCAAAGTGGAACCCTAAGACTAAAACATATGGTCTAGCAAATTCATATGATCCTGAAGGAAAATTTATTTCGGAATCAACAAGATCAATCCTCAAGAACATTAAAAAACCTTATGTTCTTCCAGAAGAACCAAAGATAAAGTTTAAGCATAAACCAAGAACTAGATCTATTGGCGAAAATCTAATGAAGACTCCTGATATTCCAAAAGAGTTCAAACCAGAACCAAATATCTGGAGGAAGTATGATTATGCTAAAAATGAAAGATCGTCTCAAGAAAAGAAAAATGAAATATTAGATCATCTTGGTGCTGCTGATCATGCTTGGGAGTGGATGACTGAAACTAGTCGTGATAAAAATAATACAATCATGTATGGAAATTTTGATGGTAAAAATAAAAAAGAATATAAAGTTATTCGTAAAGAAGAATTGAAGGGAGATACTCTACTATTTCTTGTCGATGAAAATGGAAAAAAAGAAAGTATCTTGCAATCCGATTTAAGTTGTAAAATTGCTGATGAATATGATAAGAAACTTTTTTCCCAATATATCGGTGAACAAGAAACTGCTCAAGTAGATAAAGATCCTCTATTTAAAAAGGTATCAAAAAGATTGAAAAAAGAAATTGATTATCCAGACAAACCAGCAAAGAAAGGATATCCAAATGATCCACCACCTGAGATGATTAATGGATGGCATCCTAAATTTGGAGATCGTGCTGATTACTATAATAAGTTGGATCCTCAAAGTGCTGATTTTATGCCCTCCACAGAAAATCCAGAGATTGATGCAAAAGTAGAAAAGTCTAAGACCAAGAAATTTAAAGTAAAAGAGGAGTCAAAAATTAATTGGAAAAAAGATATTTCTAAACATAAAAAACATTACATGGAAGGTAAAGTTGTTCAAGAAGGAATGACATCTTCGGGAGTTTTTTCTACAACACTTCCTGCTACCGGTGACACTGACTTGACTTCATTATCTGGTGGCGATTCTAGTATCTATTATAGCTTGGGTCAGGGTGATTCTTATGGTAGTTATGGTCAACTCCCAAGCACTCGTATTTCTAATAGTGGAACTGGAAGTGGTATTAATGGTGGGTTTAATGTTGGCAGTAATTATCTTGCATTTAATGGAAAAGATTCAAATACTGTTCGAGTTGCAACTTTAAATCCAGTAGATACTTCCACTGTTGATAGTATTTCAATAACTGGTTTGAGAGGAAATAATTCAAATGGTGGAGTAACACCAGCATCAGATTTAGTTTTAATTTACTATAATATTGATACTGAAGAATTTGGTGAAATAACAGTAATGAGTTCTTCTGGACCAACTTCATTAACTAAACAATCTTTTAGTTTGCCAAAAGAAGCACAAGGAAAAAATGTTCAGTTTTATTTTTATGATATTACGAGTGATGGTCATGGGTATGATGGAAAGCAATTTATCGGAAAAACTTTATCAGTTTCTGGAATAAGTAATTATCCTCTGACGTCTTCATATTCAAATATACTTGATTTTTATATTAATGTTCCATATAATCAAATAATTAATAGAGATCCTCAATCTATTCAACCATCTTGGTATAGTATGGGTAGATTCTTTTGGGATAATATTTTAAGAAGCACTATTGGGTGGGGTCCTAATGCTAACATTCAAGGACCTCCTGGACCTATTTCTGGCGGAACTAAGTATTGGAGTTTATCTACTGAACCTCCTGCTGGTTTAGGGTACATGACTGCAGCAGATTACATTTATATTGGAAAACAAATTTATCTCCAGTTTAGTGGTGCTGCTACTTATGGAATCTCAAATATAAGTTTTCAAAGAAGAGCACCTATGAATGTTTTTGTTTCTCTTGATAGTCCAGAAGCAACTGTATTTATTCGCACTGAACCAAACCTGTCAAATCTTTCACCGCAAGAAAAACAACAAAAACTTAAAGAAATGCTTGAAGCTTCTGATGAATATCTTGAAAAAATTCTAGGACCAGAATTTCCAGGAACTGGTGCAGTTCCTCCTGGAGAAAGTAGTGAAACACCTGGTGTTGAAATTACTTCGGATCAAGATACTCAAATCGCTCAAAATTGGCCATCTATAAAAGATGCAAAACCATCTCAAACAACACCAATCGCTCCTGTTTGGGCTCCTGGAGAGCCATTACATCCTGGTCAAAGACCTTATACTGGACCAACTCCATCTGGACCTCCTGTTAGACTGGCACATTATGAACCAAAAGGACAACTAATTTCAGAAAGAAAAAAACTCAAATCTCCAGAAGAAGTATTAGGTAAAATTCCTGGGTATTATGATGGAAAACCAGCACCATTAGGATTCCCAGTAGAAAAACCACCAGAAATGGTTAATGGTATGCATTCAGATTTGGTTGATGGTAAAAAAGTTGCTAATAGATTTAATCGTCTAGATCCTGAGAGTGCAAAGGCAATGCCTCCTACAGGCAATCCTCATATTGATAAAAAAGTCAAAGCAGCACAGAAAAAACCCAAATAGGGGCTTGACAGAGTTCTGAAAGGGGTGTATTATAAATAGGTAAACAAATGTTACGAATCTTTAATGTTTTGCAACATTGTTAAACTCTCCGCAAACCGAGACCTATAGGGAGTATAAAATCGTCTCTCATATCCTAAACTAAGGGTGTTTAGGAAATAAGTATCTCCACCATTTCCCTGATGGACTACTTAGCTTTTAAAAACAATGACTGCTACAATTTCACAACAACGACAATCGAATACTTGGGAACAGTTTTGCAACTGGGTAACTTCAACCGACAACCGCCTCTATGTGGGTTGGTTCGGTGTGCTGATGATCCCTTGTCTGCTTGCTGCAACAACTTGTTTCATCATCGCATTCATCGGTGCTCCCCCAGTGGACATTGATGGCATCCGCGAACCAGTTGCTGGTTCTCTGATGTACGGAAACAACATCATCTCTGGTGCTGTGATTCCTTCGTCCAACGCAATTGGACTGCACTTTTACCCCATCTGGGAAGCTGCTTCCCTAGATGAGTGGCTTTACAACGGTGGACCTTTCCAACTGGTTGTGTTCCACTTCCTCATCGGCATCTATGCCTATATGGGTCGTGAGTGGGAACTTTCCTACCGTTTGGGTATGCGTCCTTGGATCTGCGTTGCTTACTCTGCACCTGTTGCTGCTGCGAGTGCAGTGTTCTTGGTGTATCCTTTTGGTCAGGGTTCCTTCTCTGACGCAATGCCTCTGGGTATCAGTGGCACCTTCAACTATATGCTTGTGTTCCAGGCAGAGCACAACATCCT